GCACGATCACGACACCACTTTTCAGTAGTATCAACTAACCAATTAAATTCAGCAGGAACATCTTCAAGAGAAGAAACTAAATGAATGATTTCTTTGAACGATTGTTCATTAATGTCATTACGTTTTTCAATTTCAATACATAAAACTTCCTTTGTTGCCAATTGATTATATTCCTGAACAAAAGAAAGTATTTCTTCAAAAACAATCTTTTGATTCTGATCTTCAAAATATTCGGGTTTTATAAAAGGTACTACCTTTCTAACATACTCTTCATTGTGCAGTAAATTTCTCAGAACTAAAAATTCAATTTTATCCATAAGTAAAGGAAAAGGATATGCTTATTCTTATTTTATCTTCTCTAAAAGGCAACACCATGTGAGAAAGATATGTTGGAAATAGAACTAAAATTGATGATGTAGGATAAACATGATAAAAATCAATATTATAAGGGGATGATACATCTTTCATCAAATGAACTTTCATCCCATATGAAGGATCTTGAAAGACCAGGGAACCGCCGTCTTTATTATTCCAAGTTCCTGCCTTAATTGGATTCTCAGAAGAATAATTAAATCTCCAATCATTTCCAACAATAGATTCAATTGGATAATAAACTCCAGTCAAGGCAGTTGTTCCATGATGATGCATAAAGTTTAGATCACCACTTTGATTGATATTAACCCAAAGGTCTTTACAAATCAACCCTTCATTGTATCCATGCTGTTTACAATAAGCATTTCCATATTTTGTTAAAGTCTTAGAAAGTTTTTTATAACTTTCATACTTAGTCTCAAGATCAGTTTTACTGTGATACCCACCCATATTACTATGATCTTCTCCATACCAATCCTGTTCCCTTTCAGATAATGCATCCTCAACAAGTTTAATATTTAATTGATGAAACTCTTTACCAAAATTACAAACTGCTATTGGAATCGGAAATAATGGAATAGATTTAAGATCCATAACTAAATTCTTCTCTTGCAATCTCGTCAAGTTTTTGCATCACTTCTTCGGTGAAGTATTCTTCTGGTTTTGCAAGAATTTGTTTAGCATAAAGTTTTTTACCATCAATCTCATAACGTCCTGCTACATTCTTCCAAAGTCCACCAATCTCACCTAGTTCAAGAAGTCCATAATAACGATCAAGACCACGCTCATCATAAAAAAGACGAATTTCTACATCTTTATTTTCTTTACTCAAACGCGATTTAGCAGTCTTAGCCTTGATAATATTTCCGACCACTTCCGTTCCATCTTTTTCTTTCTTTTTGCTGAGATATATGATCGTACTTGCTGCGTATTTGAGTCCAGAACCTCCCCCCATTTCTTTCGTTGGTACGTAAGCTCCGATGACATCGTATGTATGATTTGTGACAATGAGTGGAACATTTGCTTGACCTAGTTTAAGTGTGAGCATTCGGAAAGCGCCTTTAATAAGTTGTGATTTAGTCATATCACGAACTTCTTTTTCATTTAAGGCATCAGTAATTTCTTTGCTTGTAGAAAGCATACCCAAAGAGTCTAGCACAAACACACAAGGATTGCGCTCTCCTTCAGGTTTCTTCATGTAAAGATCAACCGCTTTGAGTGCTTTAGTGCGAAACTCTTCTACAGTGACAACATTAACCACGACAAGGCGTGATGTGTCAATGCCGCGTGATTCCAAGAGGGACTTTGTAATGGCAGCCTCAGTATCAAAGTAGAGACAATAACCATCGGGATGATTATCAAGAAAATTCTTAACCACAGCGAGAGAGAAGAAAGTTTTTCCAGTAGAAGACTCTCCAGCAATAGCAGTAATCTTATTCCCAGAGACACCACCAAAAATGCTACCTGAAACCAGTGCATTAAAAATATAACTGCCGGTATCGACGTAAGTTTCAGTTTCATCAATTTCTGAGGCAAGTTTGGTGTAATCGTCACCTATTTCTTTTACAATATCTTTTAAGAAGTCCATTAGGTAAAAAATGAATCAAGGTTTGCTGTCTTTTCTACGTTCCACCCAATAATATCAAGAATAACCCTGAGTGGTTCTAGAAATGCTTTCTCAAATTGTAGTTCATAATCTATGTATTTGTCAAGATTGAGTTCCTTAGGAAATTCTTGAATGAATGAGATTACGTTCTCGTGAATAATATTTGGTTTTTTGAGATAGATAAACTTAATTTTCTCTCCATTTTGAATGAGAGAGTATTTGTTAGATAACTTATTCTGTTTAATATAGTGATTGAAGAGAAGTGCTCCACGAACGTGAATTGGAGTTCCTTTGATATAAATGTCGGAAGAAGAAGTATATTTCTGAACATCAGAAGCAGAACGTGGGAATGAAATTTCTTCGGGAGATAATTTCTTAAACTTATTGCGAAAGTCATCAATAAACTTGATCATATCATCTTCACTTCCACTCATCAGAATATTAAAAGCATCCTTTAACATCTTACGACAAGGTGCTGGAGTAGAAGACTTAATTGCTTCAATACCTTTAATTTTGAGTTTAGGAGATTCATAACGAACACCTTCACTATCCCAAACACTTAAAATATATCGTTTTTTTGCAGTCCAAATACCACGTTCAGCAATACACTCACGCTTCATAATCATTTTCTGATCATAAGCATTTACATAGTTGGCCAATTCTTGGTAAGAACTTTCAATATATTTTTCAAGTTCCACCTGACAGATCTTATCAAGGAACGAAACAATACCTTCAGTAGTTTTCTCTCTTCCCTTGAATATAGTATCAACCAAAGGACCCATATTGAGATAGATAGAATCAGTATCAGAAGCAATAACATAATCAACCTCGTTAGTTTTTAGAATCTTATTCATATAAGAATTCATCTTATTCATAATCCACTGAATTGAAACCTTACCCGAAAGAGTAATTGCTTCAGCGTTTGCAAGTTTGTAATAACGGAAGTATTGATTTCCAATGGCACCATAAGCAGAGTTCAGTTGAATCTTCCGTGCCATCTGAATGTTGTTGCATCGGGCAATCTCTTTGACTAATTCTTTATTCTTAGTCTTCTCATACTCTTGTTCTGCCGCAAGCATTTTCTTCTTAAAGATCACACGTTCATTGTAGATCTTCTCCATCAGTTCTGGAAGAAATCCATTTACTCTACGATAAAGTGCTCCATTTGCGGTAATAGTTAGATTAACTTTTCTTAGAGGTTCTAAATCTAATTCTTTATTAAGAAGTTTATCAACATTTACTTGATTAGAAAGTTCTCTCACCCTTTTAAGTGCTTCTAATTCCTCATTAATTTCTTGAGGAGACATTTTACGAACATCTTTCCACATATTATTATTCATAACGAATTTTTTTCCTGTTGTTGTATCTTCCACAATAAGAGCATTTACCAATATCTCCTACCATATCCCTATCACAATAAGCACACCATACCACTCCATATTTTGCCTGTTTTGACTTTTCTCTATTTCGTGGTTGATACTCGTCTTCGTAAGTCATTTTAATGTATGCTTGCATTAATAATTTTAGTATGTTTCTTACGATTTTCACTCATAGTGATAATCTGTAAATTGTCTTCGTGATGCTTTCCGCCCTTAGAAATTGGAATAATGTGATCTACTTCGTGCGGAATATTAGTTTCTTCTGTTAGACGTTTTGACTCACAATAGATTTCATTTATTTTTTGCTGATCTGCAGTTTCATCAAAAGCATCTCTCATTCTACATCTCCTACGAGCAGCAATAGAATTTAATACTGCCCTCTTATGATCCTCCCCTAAATATCTAAATTTTGTAGAGCAAGAATGGGAACAAAACCGAAGTTTCCACTTTTCATTTATTGCTCTAAATCTACTAACCATAAATTCAGTTCCACAATTTTCACAATAAAGAACTTCTTTTCTTTCTTTGTTTTTATTTTCCAGATGTTTAGGTTTTTGTAAGTTGAACTTTTTTATTTTTTGTTTTATGAGTGGATCAGAGCACCCAAAAAACTCAGCACATTCTTTACGACTTTTGTTTTCAATAATATAAAGTTGATGTAGTTGTTCTTGTGTTATGTTAAATTTTGGTTGCATTTACTTTATTGTATCCACACATTATTATTTATATAGTGTGGATATTCTACAATATTTTCTCCAATTCTGCAATACGATTATTAATATCATCCATACTCACAAGAGTTTCTGGTGAAATTGCGTATTGCATAATCAGGTGAGGGTATAGAGAGTTCAAGTCAAAACTCACCACCCAATCATACATACCAGGAATCGGTTCTTTTACATAAGCACCTTCATACTTCTCATCTTTCTTAGTCTTATTCTTCGGGGGGATTACGATGTTCTTCTTTTTAAGATATGTGTAGATAATATTATCCCACATACGAACCTGATAGAACACATCAGCATAATTAACTTTTGCGTCATATGCCATCGTAAGAGCAAGTTCAATCAGTTTCATCTTGTCTTCCAAACGGTCAACAAGTTCTACGTCAATGATGTTATACTCAATAAACTTTTGCCATCCTTTAGTGTAAAAATCTTTGAACGTATCAAACTCAGAGTGATCCAGTTTCTTCTGACCAAGTTCAACTTCAGCAATATAATCCAAACGATAAGATTCCTGAACTTTATAAGTAAACTTCTTATAAAGATCTAGATAATCAAGTTGAGTCAATCCACCAACATCAAAGATTGTGTGCTTACGTCCGTTAATGAATACTTCACCTTCAGTCACAAGTCCCCAGTTAGAGAAACGTTTCATCAGTTTCTCACCAAGAACACGATTCAACCTCTTACAAATGTATGGAACGTCATACATCTGAATGTTCCATCCAGTA